GATAGATGGTTTGTTTGGATCAACTAATGGCCCATTAGGTGCAAACTGCTTAGATTTATCTAAGGGTGCTGCTTCTGGTGCTGACACCGATAACTTCTTGACAGCCTCTACAGTTGCAAGAGGAAGATCACTTCTTGGAACAAGAGGAGATGAACTAGACACTCTAGTTGTTCATCCATCTGTTGCTTACTACTTATATCAAGTTGGTATGCTTACATTCTCAACATCTGCTCTTACTTCTGGTGGTGCAGTAACTTGGGGTGGTGGCGGTGTCGGTGTTAACGAAACAAGCATCGGTCAATTCGCTGGAATGAATGTTGTTATTGACTCTCAAGTTAATACAGTTCACCCTGGTACAACAGGTCATCAGAAAGAGTTCCGTTGCTACTTAATCAAGTCAGGAACAATTCTTGAAGGCGAACAGTCTCCACTAAACATTGAATCAGATAGAAACATCTTATCTAAGCAAGATGTTATGTCTGTTGATTATCATAGTGCTTATCACGTTATGGGAACTAAGTGGACTAACGCTGCTGACAACCCAACTAACGCTCTATTGGCTAACGATAACAACTGGGCAATCACATACGATGCTGATTTAATCCCTATAGTCGAGCTAATTGTTAACTCACCACTTGATACAGGTACTAATCCTTAATATTATTAAATTGGTGGTCATTAAACCTCATCAATTATTGGTGGGGTTTTTTCTTTACGCTACAATAAAATTAAAATTACTTAAAAATCGTGGCAGCTACCATAAATGCAACTATTAAAGGAGAAAATGCTAATAGCTATGTCACATTGACAGAAGCTAATAGTTATTTTGAAACAGTTCCAGACTCAACAACCTGGGATGATAAAACTGTTGACCAAAAAAATAGATCATTGATAGCAGCAACTAGATGGATTGACAGCTTTGTATTTTATGGCGATAGATGTGATGATGGACAGGCACTAAAGTTTCCAAGAAATAATTACCAAGTAGACGGAGTAGAACTAGCTTGCAGCACAATTCCAGTAAATATCAAATATGCAGAATATGAACTAGCCAGGGCATTAGCAAATGATACAGATGCAATGACAGGAAATGTAGGAACAAACGGAAATATTGCAGAAGCCAAGTTAGGAGATTTAGAAGTTAAATATAATGTTGCTAGTCAGGGAACAGGATCAGTAAATAATATTTTAGATGTTTACCCGTGGCTACAAAGTTATCTTGGAGCGTACATACTTGGTGGTGCTGGTAGTTTTCAAATGAGAGTAGTTCGAGGATAATATGTCATTAATAGATAGCACCTTTAAAAGTTTACCAGAGCAATTATTAGGTTCATTTGGTATTACTGTGACTTACATTAAGACTGCTACTTCTCAAACTTATAATACGACTACAGGAGAAGTTAGTGGATCTGATACTAATGTTTCCATGAAGGCAATAATAAGTAATGTTTCTGGATCGGTTTATGAAGGTACGAGCCAAACAAACGATCTGAAAGTTATTTTTGGTAATAAAGAATTGGGAACATATTATCCAAAAGTTAAAGATAGGATTCAATATGCAGAAGATGGAGTAAATAAAGTTGCAAGAATAATTAGTATTAATACATCTAGAGGAGATAATCCTATTTTGCATACAGTTATAGTGAGGCCACAATAAATGGCAAAACCTAAAAATGATATGCCAGATTTTAAAAAAGAAGTCACTAGATGGACAGCAACAGTATTAAATAAAGGTGTTTTACCTTCGGCAGAAGATTTAGTAAGAGAATTACAATTTAAAGGGCCATCTTGGACAGGATTGTATTCAAATTCATGGCAAATACAGGTAGGAAATGAAAAAGCAACAGGAACTCGTAGACAAGGAGAGCCTAAACCTATAAAAGCTCCTAAAATGAATGTTAAATCTATTCGAGAAGGAAGAATATCTAAAGACGAGATAAGAATACAAATAAGAAATCTAGCTAGAAGTAAAGAATATGCTCAAGATGAAAAATTAGGAAGATTTAGAAGAGGAAAAGTAAAAAGACCTGTGAAGAATATAGGACAAGAACCTAAAACTTCATTAGGTCAAGGTAAATTAAAAGAACCAGGTAACACAGCGACTTCAGGAAGAAAGGGCCTTACAAAAAGAGGAGATATTGGCGGTGGAACTCCTGGGGTTTTATCTGGCAGAACTGCTCCTTTAGATTGGTTTAAAACTTTTAAAGATGGAGGAACTTTAGATCAAATAATAAAACTTGAGCTTGGTAAAGGTGTTAAAAAAGGTAAAAGGAGGTTTTTAAAATGAATTATCAAGGAATTAGAGCAGAATTTGAAACACCGATCAAAACAGCTTACGCAGCATTAAGTCCTGCCGTACCAGTATTTTTTGATAACTTTGGTGATGTTACTTCTGATGCTGATAGTGAATTTGTTTATGTAAATATTCAATTTGGAGTAACAACTGAAATAGGTTTAACTGGTTCTTTAGATAACGTAAGAGGAATTGTTACAGTAAGAGCATTTGCAGAGAAAGATAAAGGGCCAGCTAGAAGTCAAACTTTGATTAATACTGCATTTACCAGTATCGAAACATTAAACAATACAGGGCAGCCTACAAGTGGTATTCATGTAAGAACTGGAGAGGTAACTGGGCCTAGTTTTGAAGATGATAGACCTTTCTTTGTATCAACAATCGAAACAAATTTTCAAGCTACAGTAATTTCTTGAATCTTTACTATAATTCACGCTATCCTATAAACATATCGGGTAGTACCCGTATGTTCAAACCTTAGAATTATTAATCATGGCTACAGTTCTATCGGGTACTTCGGGAGCGTTATATTATTCTCCTGCTGGTACAAGCGTAACAACTCTCTTAGCTACAGCTTTTCCTTCATCAGGAGGAAACATTACTGTAGGAACTCAGTTGGGTTACAAAGTTAACGATACAGTAACACTTGCATATCCAGGAGGATCAACAGTAACTAACTGTATTGCAGCAGGAGATCATTTTGTAAAAACTTATGATGCTTCAACTGGTGTTATGACTGTTTCTGCCACCGCAGGGGGAGCAGCAATAACAGCTTCAGCAGCACCTACTTTTACAGCAGGAACTTTTGCAAGTATTACATTTACAAAACCATTAGTTGTTGGATCTGTAAGAGAATGGAGTTTCGAGATAACCAGAGCAGAAATTGACGTAACAAGTATTGGTCAGACTGTTACTCAAACCGCACCATTTAGAACTTTTATCTCAGGTTTTGCTGATGGTAGTGGTTCTGCTAGTGTTTACTCAACAGATGATGACACATTACTATCTAGTAGAATGGTTGAAGATGTTATCCAACGTCAACAAGCTGGTGCAAAGGTAAAACTTTATATTGATCGTCAGATGAGTGGTGCAAACGTAGATGAAACTGCAAGTAGATCAATTACTGCTGACATCATTCTCACTTCTGCAAGTTTCAATGTAAACCCAGATGACGGACAGGTTGTAGAAATAGCCTTCAGACCTAGTGCTGCTCCTACATTTGACCTATCTAAAAGTTAGTTAAATTAGCATAACTTAACGAACCTCAGATTATCTGGGGTTTTTTCATGTTTTGCATTAGAATATCAATATATTAATTTTATTTTATGGCAAGCAATCTATCAGCATTGGATCGTTTAAGAAAAGCTGCAAATCTTGAACCAATAAAAAAAGAAGTGGAATTATCTGATGGTTCTATCTTCGAGATGTATGTAGCACCATTAACAATGGCAGAAAGAGAAAGAGCACAAAGGCTTTCTAAAGATGATAATACTAATTTTCCTTTGCAATTATTACTTGCAAAAGCAATAGACGAAACTGGCAGAAAATTATTTAGTGCAGGAGAAATTGATGTATTAAAAAATGAGGTAAAAGATAGTGATTTGCAGAAATTAATGCTTGCAGTTATTACAGAAGAAGAGGAAACAATCGACCCAAAAGACTAACTGCTGAGTTGAAGAGAGATAATTTAATGATGCTTCAATTTGGTGTAGCTAAAGAGTTGGGAAAAAGTTTAAGAGAAGTAAGAGATATGACTTTAGATGAACTTATAGGTTGGAGTTCATATTTTCAAGTAATTAATGAAGAACAAGAAAAAGAATTTGAAAAAGCAAAACGGAGAAGATAAGATAGAATAAAGTAACCTTTTGTTTTTTAGTCGTGGCACAGTCAGCAAAGGCAGATATAGAGATTAATGTAAAAGGTTTAAAACAAGTAGACGCATTACTAAGAAAGATAGACAAGATAAGTTCAAAAGTTAATGTTTTAAATAAAACTGGTGGTGGTGCTGGTGGTTCAGCAACTAAAGATAATAAATTAAAACAAGATTCTCTTAAATTATCAGAAGCAGAAAGAGCTTCGATGGCAAAAACGAGGAATATTGAAAGTCAAATATTAAGAGCAAAAGGAAGAGGAATTAAAACTGATAGAGCTATGGCAGCTTTACAAAAAGCAAAATTAGCAGATATAAGAGGAGAAGTAACTTTAGCAAGAACGCACCAACAAATTGCGGTAAAAGAATTAGGAATAGAGCAAAAAATAACCAAACAAAACTTAGCTCAACTAAAAGCAGAGCAACAAAAAGCTAAAACAGCACAAGCTAGTAATAGGAGAAGAGGAGCTAGGATTGGACAAAGTGCATTAATAGGTGGTGGTTTTCCTTTGTTATTTGGTGGTGGGCCACTACAAGCACTTGCTGGTGGTTTAGGTGGTGGTATTGGAGAGGCTATGAGTCCAGGTGGAGGTTTTGCTGGTTCTATTGCTGCTAGTGCAGCAGCAGCTTCAATACAACAATTTGCTGATAGTGCTAGAGAAGTAGGAGATGCTTTAAAAGATCCCACTAGAGCTTTAGATGCTTTATCTGATGCAGGAGTAAAAGTAGATAATGCTGTAAAACAACAAGTTGCTACTTTAATAGATGCTGGAAAAGAATTTGAGGCTTTAGAAGTAATAAATAATCAGTTAAATGAAAGTATTGGAACATTAGCAGCCGAAAGATTAAAAGATTTAGACACTTCTTTTGATGAACTAGATGATGCAGCAGGAAAGTTATTTTTAAAATTAAAATCTGATCTAGCTCCAGCATTTATGGCAATAATTGATCTAGCAAAGAAATTTGTAGATTCTGTAGGTCAACAAAGAATAAGAAAAAAAGCAAGAGATTTAGATCAAGGGGCATTTAAAGAAGCAGAAAAAATTGCGACAGAAGCAGCTAGAAAGGCAAACCCAAACCAATTATTTGGTGGTATATTTTTTGATGCTACAAAAGGGCCAGCAGCCGATAAATATTATGAAGTTTTAAATGAAGAGTCTAGAAAAATACTTCAAAGAGAACTACCTAATTTTTTAAGTTCTTCAGGATCAGGATCGACCACAACTGGAAGTAGTCCTACTGGAGGAGTTGCTGGTAATGCTATAGCTTTTAATACTGACGAAATGATAAAAGAAGCCTTAAAAGGACATACAGAAATGGTTGAAAAATTAAAAGAAGAGAATGAATTAGAACAACGAATACTTGAACTTAGAAGAGATGGTTTAAATCCTTCGATAGCAAAAACTATCGCACAATTAGAAAAAGAATCAAAAATAGCAAAAGATAACTTGCAAGTTGAAATTGACAAGCTACTTCAAAAGCAACGTGAAGAAGGGATATTGGATGAAAATGACCAAAAAAGATTAACTGCTCTTGAAGCACAAAGAAACGCAATGGATGGAGTTACTAAAAGTACAGCTAATAGTGTTAGCGAACAAATGAAACTTACACAAGCAGCTACAGAAACATTAGATAAATTTAAAGAAATAGAAACAGCAATTCTTGGCGATATAAAAAATGGTATTGCAGGATTAATTAAAGGAACTTCTACTCTTTCTGATTTATTAAGTAATGTAGCTGATAAATTCTTAGACGTTGCTTTAAATCAAGCCTTGTTTGGTAATGCAGGGGGAAGTACTGTTACAGGTGGATTATTTAGTTTATTTGGTTTTGCAAACGGAGGTAGACCTCCTGTTGGTAAACCTTCAATCGTTGGTGAAAAAGGGCCAGAATTATTCGTACCAAGGTCATCTGGAACGATTGTGCCTAATAATAAACTTGGAGGTGGCGGTAGTACGAGTGTTGTTGTTAATGTAGACGCATCTGGAACAGATGTTCAAGGAGATGAAGCTCAAGCCAGAGAGCTTGGTACTTTGATTTCTATTGCAGTAAAAGGTGAACTTGTTAAACAACAAAGACCTGGAGGTTTATTAACGAAATAATGGCTACTTTCCCTAGTTACAACCCATCATATTCTGCTACAAAACGTAGTCAGCCACAAATGCGTATTACGCAGTTTGGTGACGGCTATCAACAACGTACATCTTTTGGATTAAATCAAGATCCAAAAGTTTGGAATCTTACATTCAACGTAGATGATGAAGATGCAGATGAAATTGAAACATTTTTAGAAGCAAGAGGAAAAGATGCTGCATCATTCACTTGGTCTCCACCTGATGAAGCTACAAGCTACCAATGGATATGTAGAAGTTTTAATAGAGAAATGTTTGAATTTCAGAGAAATAGGATTACAGCAAGTTTTGAACAAGTATTTGAACCCTGATGGCAGTACCAGTTTCCCAGCTTCAAGCAATAAATCCTACTGCAATTATTGAATTGTTTACTTTAACACTCGATTCAACATTACATGGTGCTAGTACTGTTTATAGATTTCATAATGGTGCGAACTCTAATGGAAATGGAGAAGTAGTATGGGCTGGAAATACTTATCAAAGATTTCCTATTCAATGTGAAGGATTTGAATTTACAGGGACAGGAACTTTACCAAGACCAACTATATCTATTAGTAATATTTTTGGAACGATTACTGCAATTATGCAAAATGTAAACCAAACAACAGTTGGTAATGATTTAAATGGTGCAAAATTAACAAGAATTAGAACATTAGCTAGATTTTTAGATGCTGTAAATTTTACAGGCAATACGAATCCTCACGGTACTCCCGATCCAACGGCAGAATTTCCTCAAGAGATTTACTTTCTAGATAGAAAAATTAGTGAAAACAGAGCTACTGTTCAATGGGAAGCAATATCAGCACTAGATTTAGTAAATGTAAAACTACCAAAAAGAATAGCAACTAGAGACATTTTCCCTGGTATTGGTACGTTTATTGGATGACTTGGAAAGATATCGCACTTAAACACGCAAAAGAAGATGCACCGCATGAAGCTTGTGGTTTATTAGCTGTTTATAAAGGGAAAGAAAAATATTTTCCTTGTAAAAACCTTGCAGAAGATTTAGGCGAACAATTTATTATTGATCCCGATGATTGGGTAAAAGCTGAAGATTCGGGAGAAATTATTGCTGTTTTTCATAGTCATCCACAAGTACCACCATTACCTAGCCAAGCTGATCTTGCAAGTTGTGAATATTTAGATTTACCTTTTTATATCGTGACTCCAGAAACAGAACAATGGCATTATTTTGAACCTTCTGGCTATAAAAAAGGATTAATTGGTAGACAATGGGTATGGGATATTCAAGACTGTTGGAGTTTAATTACTGATTGGTATAAAGAAACAAAAAATATTTCAATACGTCATTGGAAAAGACCAGCAAGTCCACAAGAATTTACAAAAGATCCTTATTTTGAAAAAGTATTATTAGGATCTGGTTTTATTGAATTAAATGAGGAAGAGGATACTCAAAAAGAAGATATTTTATTAATGGATACTACTGATACAGGCAAATTAGATCATGTGGCTTTATATATTGGAGATCAAACTATTCTTCATCATTGTGTGAAAAGACTTAGCTGTAGAGAAATTTACGACCAAAAGTATATACAATGGACAAAGAAGAGGTATCGCTATGCTCAGTAAAATCAAAGTTTACGGAAGATTAGCTCGTTTCTTAGGACAGAGAACTTTTGAGGCAGAAATCAAAACACCGATTGATACTTTTAAATTTTTGTTAGCAAATTTTCCTCAGTTAGAACGACATATGACGGAACAAAATTACTGTGTCAAAGTCGGTGAAGATGAGATTGACGAGACAGAATTATTTAATCCTTTAGGGCAGCAGGAAATAAAAATAATACCAGTGGCAACTGGTTCTAGAGGCTTCTTTAGAGTATTGGCAGGAGTAGCATTAATAGCTGTTGCTATTGCTGCACCAGCAGCAGGACTAGGTCTAGGAGGAGGAAGTCCTTTATTATTTGGTACTACTGGTGGAGGTGCTTTAGCAGCAGCAGCGGGAAACTTAGGTATTTATTTAACTTTATCTGGAGCAGCACAGATGCTTACTCCTGTTCCCAAACCTCCTGGAGTATCAGACGATCCACAAGCTCAAAACTTTTCATTTAGTGGAGTACAGAATACATCAAGAGCAGGAACAGCATTGCCCATAATTTATGGAGAAATATTCACTGGATCGCTAGTCGTATCGGCAGGAATTGATACAGTACAGATAGAAGGTACAGCATAATGGGACAAGCAACTGCATCATCTAGTAATCCTAACGCAATATATGATCTGTTTGGATTCCAAAACCCAAACTTACCTAAAGATGTTTTAAGTAGTAAACAATTTGCTACTATTGTTGATGTTCTTAGTGAAGGTGAAATAGAGGGTTTTCCATCAGCAGCAGGATTTACAAAAGGAACAGCAAATTACAATACAGCAGCATTAAAAGATGTTTACTTAGGAAAAACTCCAGTATTAAGAGCTAGTGCCGATCCAACTGCTACCCAACCTACAGATTTTAATTTTCAAGATGTAGGTTTTGAACCTAGATTCGGAACGTCAAATCAAACATTTATTTCTGGTATTGCCAATATTGAATCTGAAACTAATGTTGGTTCAAAAGTAGAAAACGGAGCACCAATATCAAGGCAGATAACAAACTCTAATATTAATGCTGTAAGAGTAACTATTAGATTTAATTCTCTTCAAAAGTTTGAGACCAATGGAGATGTAAATGGTGCATCTGTACAATTAACGATAAAAATTATTCAAAATAATGGAACAACTACAACTCCAATAGATGATACTGTTAAAGGAAGAACTTCTTCTGCATATAACAGAGACTATCGAATTGATCTTCCTACTGGACTTAATTTCCCAATAACAGTTCAAGTAACGAGAGTAACTGCTGATGCTACTGATCCCAATAGATTAAGAGATGAATTTTTCTTTCAGTCATTTACTGAAATTATTGATGAACAAAGACCTTATCCTGATATAGCTCATGTAGCATTAAGGTTTGATTCAGAGCAATTCTCATCTGTTCCAGGGAGAATGTATAAACTTCGTGGGGTAAAGATAAAGATACCCCATAACGGAACAGTAGAAGCAGCAACAGGAAGAATAACTTACACAGGAACATTTAATGGAACGCTTACTACAGCTAAAGTTTGGTGCTCAGATCCAGCTTGGATACTGTTTGACCTCTTAACAAACACTAGATATGGTTTAGGAGATCATATAACAGAAGCTCAATTAGATAAATATGCTTTCTATAGTGCTTCTGTTTATTGTTCAGAATTAGTAGATGACGGACTTGGAGGACAAGAGCCAAGATTTAGCTGTAATACTATCCTTCAATCAAGACAGGATGCTTATGAAGTTGTAAACTCCCTTACTTCTGTAATGAGATCTATAAGTTACTGGAACGCAGGATCTCTTACTATTTCACAGGATAGACCTACAGATCCTAGTTATTTATTTAATTTATCTAATATAAGTTCTGGTGGATTTGGGTATTCTGGTACAAGTTTAAAAACACGAGCGACAATGGTCTCTGTGTCTTACTTTGACATGGATAACCAAGAATTAGACTTTGAAACTGTAGAAGATACCTCTGCAAAAACCAAATATGGTGTTTTACATAAAAAAATTACTGGATTTGGATGTAGTTCTAGAGGTCAAGCTGCAAGATTAGGTAGATTCTTGTTATTTGAAGAGCAAAATTCCACTGAAACTATTAATTTTACTACTGGATTATCAGAGGGAGTTGTTGTAAGACCAGGCCAAGTTATCGAAGTAAGCGATCCAGTAAGAGCAGGACTTAGAAGAGGGGGAAGGATAAAAACAGCAACAACCACAACGGTAACTGTAGATGATACAGAAGATACAGATTTGGATGCTACTAATAGCCCTACACTTAGCGTTATTTTATCTGATGGTTCAGTTGAAACTAAGGATGTGAGTGGAATTTCTGGTGCTGTTATTACAGTATCTTCTGCTTTCTCCTCTGCTCCAAATGCTAATAGTGTTTGGATTTTAAGTAACACTACTTTAGAAACTACTCAATGGAGAATTGTAAGTGTAAGTGAAGATAAAGATAACTATGCGATTGTCGCAACGGCTTATAACTCAGGAAAATTTGCATTTATTGAAGATGGATCACCCTTACCTGTAAGAAACGTATCTATTCTTAATGAATTAAAAGATGCCCCTGGTAACTTAACTGCTTCACAAAAATTTTATGTAGAGGATGAGAAAGCAAAAGTAAAAATTATTTTAGATTTTGAAAGCGTTCCAGGTGTTAGTCAATATAACGTTCAATATCGCAAAGATAATGGAAACTTCACAACCGTCACTATAAATAGAACTGATTTTGAAATCTTTGATGCTAGTCAAGGTAGATATGAATTTAGAGTATTTAGTTTAAATGCAGCATTGGAAGCATCAGCAGATCCAGCTACTTTAGTTTTTGATGCGATTGGAAAAACAGCAGTTCCAGGTGATGTACAGAATTTATTCATAGAACCAATTTCAGATCAATTTGTACGACTACGTTTTGATAAATCTACAGATGTTGATGTTATCCACGGTGGAAACGTGGTTGTTCGTAGTAGTAACTTAACAAGTGGAGCAACATTTACCAACGCAGTTGACGTAATCCCTGCCCTTCCAGGATCTATCAACGAAACGATTGTTCCGAATATTGTTAATGGAACGTACCTCCTAAAGTTTCGTGATGATGGGGGAAGGTTAAGTGCTGGAGATGCCTCTGTTGTAATGATTCAGACAGAACCAGATTTACTTCCTAAACTTACAATTTTAACTGATAGAGAAGATTTAGATAATCCTCCCTTCCAAGGTTTTAAAGATGACTGCTTCTTTTCTGACGAAGTAAATGGATTGGTTCTTGGTTCGACAGCATTTTTGGATGACGTTACTGATTTTGACGCTATCGCTGATATGGATTTCTTAGGTGATGTAGATAAAACAGGAGGATCTTATGATTTTGCAAATACTTTAGACTTAGGAGGCACACAACCTTTAAATTTAAGAAGACACCTTGTCTCGCAAGGTTTTTATCCTAACGATTTGATTGATAAAAGAACAGGATTAATCGATATTTGGACTGATTTTGACCAAGCTACTGCATTTGATGTCAATGCTAAATTATTGGTTGCTACTACTCAAGGAGATCCTGATGCTACTGTAGCTGCTACTTATGCTCAAAGCGGAACAACTATAACCATTACAAAATCATCTCATGGTTACGCTGTCGGATCTTTTGTAGTTTTAGACTTTACGAGTGGTGCAAATAATGAACTGGATGGTTTTTATGAAATTAAGACCGTTCCAAATGCAAATACGTTTACAGTAACAGCCACAATAAGTAAAACAACGAGTGGAAACTGTACATTTAGTGCTCAATTCTCTCAATTTAATCCCTTTGTCAATGGTGTTTATGTAGCTAGAGGATTTAAATTTAAATGTGAAATGAGTACAGATGATCCTGCACAAAGTATTGAGGTGGATCAACTTGGTTATAGTGCTGAAATAAAAAGTAGGACAGAAACAAGCCTTGGCAATGCAGGAGCTACCACAGGAGGCCATATAGCATCTGGAACGTCAACAAAATCGGTTACATTTACAAAGAGTTTCTTTACAGGTCAGTCAGGAACTCTTATTCCAGCAAATTCTGTTTTGCCTTCTATAGGAATAACTATTGAAAATGCACAGCAGGGAGATTTCTTTACGCTATCATCTATTACAGGAGCGGGTTTTGATATTGATGTGAAGAATAGCAGTGGAAATAATGTTAATAGAAATTTCAAATATGCTGCAACTGGATTTGGGCGTGGTAGTTAGAGTTGAATTAAGATATACTTAGATAAAAATTGGATTAAGTAATGGCTACACATGATTATGTTATAGACAACTCTACGGGAGCTAATGTCCGAGCCGATATTAATAATGCGTTAAGTGCGATTGCTACAAATAATTCAAATTCTTCTGCTCCTACTACTACATATGCAACTCAATTTTTTGCTGATACTTCAGCATCAATAATGAAGTTGAGAAATACTGCTAACAATGCTTATGTAAATCTATTTACGTTAGCTGGAGGGCCAGCATTTACTGCTGATGGAACGATAAATTCTGTAAATATTGGTAAAGGTGCAAACTCTGTTGCAGGTAACACTGTTCTTGGAGAAAGTGCGTTAGATGCTGCTGTTACTGGTCAAAATAATACTGCTATTGGTAAAAGTTCTCTTTCGGCAAATACTTCAGGTGAAAGAAATACTGCAATTGGCATGCAAGCTCTTCTTCAGAATACAACTGGAACTAATAATACTGCTGTCGGTGCAAATAGCCTTTACACAGCTACTACTGCTACTGGTAACACAGCTTTTGGTGATGCAGCTTTATTCTCAAACACAACAGCAGATAATAATACTGCTATGGGCAGAAATGCTTTATTTGCAAACACAACAGGAGCTTCCAACACTGCAATGGGTAGAGCAGCATTGGCAACCAGTACAACAGGAGCTCATAATGTTGCTCTTGGTCAACAAGCATTAAATGGTAATACTACTGCAAATAATAATGTTGCTGTTGGTAGTGCTTGTATGCCTTCAAACACCACTGGAGCAAACTCTGTTGCAGTAGGTTATGCTGCTTTGTACAGCAACACAACTGCGTCTAATAATACTGCTCTAGGATATTCAGCATTATATGCAAACACAACTGGAACAGAAAATGTTGCTATTGGACTTGGGGCACTACAATCAAGCACTACATCAGATAATAATACTTCTGTTGGATTCCAAGCTTTAAATGCTAATACAACAGGAGCACATAACACTGCTTTAGGTCGTATAGCATTACAACTCAATACAACTGCAAGTAATAATACAGCAGTAGGAGCAAGAGCATTATTGTCAAACACAACTGGAGCGCAAAACACTGCTGTAGGTGCTTTAGCTTTAGATGCAAATACTACAGGAAATTACAACGTATCTTTAGGAGAGCAATCTTTAAC